TCCGATCTAGGCGACGCCCCCCACGACGTTTTTCCACATTCCTAACCCCCTCAAAAGGAGGTGATCCCAATGACCGCTGCGAAGTCTCATCTGCGGGTCGCTTCTGATCAGGATGCGCCGACGAAGCGCAAGACCGTCTCTGAAGCTGCGACTGGCGGGAATCGGCGCGAGTTGCTGGTGGCGTTGCGGGATCGTATCGCCAAAGCGGTCGCCGATGTGGATTGCCCGCCCCGGGATCTTGCTGCGCTGTCTCGCCGGCTCCAGGACATCGCGAAGGATATCGACGCGTTGGATCTGGCTGAGTCGGAGGAGCGCTCGGTGGTGGTGAGCACTGACGATGACGACTGGGACCAGTCGACTATCTGACGTTGCTCGGCATGTAATCCAGCCGGTCGGGATCGTGGGGACCAAATGGCCGGCGGTGCGCGATACGTGTGCTCGTTTGGGGTGGGGTTTCGACGGGTGGCAGGACGGTGCTGGCCGGCTGATTTTGGCTAAGCGCGCGGATGGCCTGTATGCGGCGGACCAAATTTTGGTGTCGATTCCGCGGCAGGTCGGCAAAACGTACTTGTTCGGGGCTATTTCGTTCGCTTTGTGTCTCCTGTCGCCGGGTTTGACGGTGATTTGGACGGCGCACCGGGTGAAGACTGCGAAGGAGACGTTCAACTCGATGTCAGGGTTGGCGTCGCAGCCGAAGGTGGCCGCGCACATTGTGCAGGTTTTGCGGGGTCGTGGGGATGAGTCGATCATGTTCACGAACGGCTCGAGGATCTTGTTCGGCGCCCGTGAGGCCGGTTTTGGTCGTGGTTTCAGCGGTGTCGACGTGCTGGTGTTCGATGAGGCCCAGATTTTGGGTGAGTCCGCGATGGAAGACATGGTTGCGGCGCAGAACGTTTCGCCGAACCCGTTGACGATCTTGACGGGGACGCCGCCGCGGCCGAAAGACCCGGGCGAGGTTTTTACGATGGCCCGCCAAGAGGCGTTGGACGGTGAGACGGCGGAGACGCTGTATATCGAGTTGTCGGCTGATCGTGGCACCGATTTGATGGACCGCGAGCAGTGGAAGAAGGCGAATCCGAGCTTCCCGCACCGTACTCCGGAGCGGTCGATGCTGCGGATGAAGAAGAACTTGTCGGACGACTCGTTTCTACGTGAGGCGCTCGGTGTGTGGGATGAGCAGTCCCGCCACCAGGCGGTCATCAAGAAGCATGTCTGGAAAGAGTTGGCCGATACTGGGCCAGAAGATGGTGTTCGGCCCAACGGTTTCGGTGTCGACATGTCCCACAACCGGGAAATCTCGATTGGGGCTTGTTGGATTGAGGCTGAGTCGGCCCACATTGAAGAGGTTTGGGCCGGCGATGACACCGCCGCCGCAATCAATTGGACCGTGGAGCGGGCTGGGCGCAAAACGCCGGTGTTCATCGATTCCATGAGTCCCGCAGCGGCATTGATACCAGACCTGAGGGCTCGCGGGGTCAACGTGACGCAGTCAACGGCCGGCGATATGGCTAGAGGGTGCGGGCTGTTCGAAGACCGCGCCAAAGCTGAACTGTTGACTCACGCAGATCAGGACCGAATCAACGACGCCCTCGAGGGCGCCCGAAAGCGACTCATCCGAGACGCAGGCGGTTGGGGTTGGGACCGAAGCGACCCGACCTGCGCCATATATCCGATCGTGGCGGCGACCTTGGCACTGGTGAGTGCTGTAACAACCAAAATCAAAACTGGCAAAGCGACATTCGCGTGACGAGACGGGAGGTGGTTCGGTGATCGATCCGGACGAGATTCCCGGCATGGTTGCACGGATGTGGCTGATGCATACGCAGGAGTTGGCGCGTTTCGACCTCATCGACGACTACGTGCAGGGCAAGTTGGGGCGACCTGATCTGCCGGAATCGGCGGACAAGGAAGTCCGCGGCATCTGGTCGATCTGTGTGCACAACGTCCTCGACGTGGTGGTTGATACGTTCGCGCAGAACCTCTCCGTCGTTGGTTACAGGGATGAAGAGGCGAAGCAGAACGCTGCGGGTTGGGATGACTGGCAACGCAACAAGATGGATGCCCGTCAGGCCGAAATCTATCTGTCCGCCCTGAAATACGGTGTCGGGTATGTGACTGTGACCCCGAGTTTGGATGGGCCGGTGTTTAGGCCGCGTTCTCCTCGGCAGTTGTTGGCGTTGTACGAGGATCCGCAGGTTGATGACTGGCCGCAGTATGCGTTGGAGACTTGGGTTGACGAAACGGACGGGAAGCCGCGCCGTAAGGGCAACTTCTTCGACGACACCTACATGTACCCGGTGGATTTGGGTGAATCCTCTACCCCTCCGCGGGATGAGGACGGCAAGATCAACAGGGCAGCGATCACGATCTCCCGGAGCGGCATTCAGGACCCGATACGCCACAACGCTGGCGTGTGTCCTGTGGTTCGGTACATCAACCGCCGGGATTCCGAGCATCTTGCTACTGGCGAGGTTGAGCGGTTGATTGTTGATCAGCGTGAGATCAACGAAGTGAACTTTGACCGGCTGATTGTCGCCCGGTTCGGCGCTTTCCCGCAGAAGGTCATTGCGGGCTGGTCCGGCACGAAGAGCGAAGTGCTCGAGGCATCAGCTAGGCGTGTGTGGGCGTTCGACGACGAAACGGTGAAGGCGTGGACGTTGCAGCCCGCCTCTGTGGAGCCGTACAACGCCCTGTTGGATGAGATGAAGCAGCATGTGGCGTTGCGCGCCAAACTGTCTCCGGCTTCGGTGACGGGGAAGATGGTGAACCTGTCTGCTGAGGCGTTGGCGGCGGCTGAGGCTGATCAGCAGCGCAAGCTCGGCACGATGCGCGACTCGCACGGTGAATCCCACGAACAACTCCTCGGTTTGTCGGCGAAGTTGAAGGGCGATGCCACGACTGCGGGTGATCAAGCCGCTGAGGTGATGTGGCGCGATACCGAGGCCCGTTCGTTCGCTGTGATGGCCGACGGAATCTTGAAGATCGCCCAGGCCATTCAGGCTGGCGCCCCGATTGGGCCTCTGTTGCCGTTGGTTCCGGGTTTGACGCAGCAGATGATCGCCGCGTTGGAGCGGGAGATGCAGAAAGCGTCGGTCACCAATCTGGTGTCGTCGATTACGGCTGCCGCGCAGCAGGCTTCGCAGAACAGTCAAGTCGCTGCGCTAGCAGGCCAGAAGACGCCGGATGACCAGTCCCCAGCAGCCTGATGCTGTTGCGCTCCAAACCGTCCTTGGCTCTATCGGCACCCTGACAGTCTCCCAACTGGTCGAGCTGTTCAACACGTATTCCGCTACGGATGGGTTCACGGATCTCCTCCGCACAGCTGTGCCGGAGATCGTGGGCCAGCATGCTCAGGCTGCGGCGACCGTGACAGCTCAGTGGTACGACGAACTCAAACCGGGTTCAACGTTTCACGCCACACCGGTTGTGGACCTGCCGGCGGAGCGGATGCAGAAGTCGATCGGCTGGGCGCTGCATGCACCTGGGCCGAAGACGCTTCAGCCGGCGCCAGGACAACCCGCAGGTGGTTTGACTGCGATGACGGAAACACAGGATCCTGCAACGGCGTTGTCTCGACTGGCGGGATCGGCGAAGCGCATGGTTTACGACGCGGGTCGCGACACCATCGTGCAAAACGCGGCAGCTGAAGACGTGGGGTGGGCGCGTTATGCGCAGCCCGACGCGTGTGCCTTCTGCCGAGTCCTAGCGACCCGTAGCGCGGACAGCCTGTATATGACTGAGCATTCCGCCCAGTTCGTTGTTGGCCGCGCGAGAAAGACGCGCGGGAAACGAAAGATGGGCGAGAAGTACCACGACCACTGTCGCTGTGTACCCTTCCCCATCCGTAGCGGTGACTACGATCCACCGAACTACACACAGTTGTGGCAAGAGCAGTACGAGGATGCCCGGAACGACGGGAATTCCACCCTCAAAGCCATTCTTGCTCATATGCGCGCCAACTCAGACGCGCACTGAAAACCAACCTTCCGAACACCTTTGGGTGTGCTGCTGAACGACACCAGCAGCATCTTCGGGCGGGTTTGTGTCGGTTCAACTCCACTCGGAGGTTGCAGTGACCGCACCAGCGGGAGATCCCCAGCAAGAAGGCTCAACACCTGACCCGAAGTCGTCTCAAGGCGACAGTCAGGCGGAGAAGACCTTCACGCAAGCTCAGCTGAATAGCTTCCTAGCTAGTCAGAAACGTGAAATCGAGTCCAAGTACGACGGATTCGACGACATCAAGGCGAAAGCCACCCAGTTTGAACAGCTGACCGAGTCAACGAAGTCGGAAGTTCAGCGGGCCAACGAATCTGCCGCCGAATACAAGGCGCGGATGGAGTCAGAGTCCCGTGAAAAGGCTGAGGTGAAGCTCGAGAACCTGCGCTACAGGGTCAGCGCGAAGAAGGGCCTAGATCCCGATCTTTGGGATCGGGTTACGGGAACGACTGAAGAAGAGATCACGGCGGACGTCGAGAAACTCGTCACGAAGTTCGGTCCCCCAGGACGCCAGCCGAGCGGGCCACTGCGGTCCGGTGCGTCGGCTGGAGCTGCCGCCAACCCTAAAGAAGCAGCAGCACGGGCGTTGCGCGCCATGCGTGCACACCAATAACTCCCCGCGACGTGCCACGTCGAGGGATTGCCATGACGAAAGGAAAACACCATGGCTGATATCAGTCGCTCAGACGTGGCGACGCTCATTCAAGAGGCGTACGCCAATGATTTTCTCGCGACGGCCGCCGGCACATCCTGTGTGCTGCGGGCGTTCCCGACCCGGAACTTGGGCACCAAGACCACGCATGAGCCGGTCTTGGCGACCAAGCCCCACGCCAAGTGGGTTCAGGAGTCGGCCACCTCGGCTTCAGGTGTGAAGCCGACCGGCAAGGTGACGTGGGCCGACAAGACCCTCGTTGCTGAGGAGTTGGCTGTCATCGTTCCCGTTCATGAGAACGTGATCGACGACGCCACCGAATCCGTTCTGGCGGAGATCACCAAGGCGGGTGCTGAGGCTATCGCCTACGCGCTGGACGCTGCGGTCATCTTCGGGCACAACAAGCCCGCCACCTGGACGTCGAACGCTCTGCTTCCCTCCGCGGTTGCGGCTGGCGGCGCCAACCACCAGGTCTTCTCGGGCACCCCGGGAGCAACGGACCTGGCAGGCTCGTTCCTGAAGGCCGCTGAGGCGCTTTCGGACAAGTACGATCCCACCACCATCCTGACCCGCAAGGGCATGAAGTTCCGTTTGGCGAACCTGCGTGACTCGCAGGGCGAGCCGATCTTCATGCCTTCGATGTCCTCGGATCCGTCCGCGGCGGACAGCCTCTACGGCCTGACCGTCAACTACGCGACCGGCACTGTCGGCGACGATGCTAACGGCGATGTGCTGGTGTGGGATCCGTCGATGGCTGAGGCCCTCGTCGTGGACCGCTCGCGCGTCGTGATCGGTATCCGCCAGGACATCACCGTGAAGTTCCTCGACCAGGCCACCGTCGGTGGTATCAACCTGGCCGAGCGCGACATGGTCGCTCTGCGGTTCAAGGCGCGCTTCGCGTACGTGCTGGGCGACAACATCGCCTACGGCAACAACGTGATCACGTCTTCGCCCGTGGCTGCGATCGTTCCTTCCGGCGGTAGCTAATCGTGTTGAGGGGCCGGTGATCCCGGCCCCTCAGCATCCCAACCCCAGGAGGCTGCCGTGACGATTCTTGCGACTCAAGAAGACGTTGAAGCTCGACTCGGCAGGACTCTGACCGAAGCTGAAGTGTTGCGCTGCCCCGGCCTGCTCGAGGAAGCGTCCCTGCTCGTCGAGGGATACCTGGGCGTCGTGTTCAAGGACCCCGATGGGGTGGATGATCCCGGGCCTCCCATTCCCGCCGCAGTGGTGGTTGTGGTGTCCCGCATCGTTGCCCGCGCCTTCACTGCGCCTTCACCTCAGTTGATGCCTGAAGGGGCACGGTCTGCAGGCTCCGGCCCGTACACCGTCAACTTCGGTGATAGCCGCACCAATCTGTGGCTGTCAAAGGCCGACAAAACGACGTTGGCCAACCTTGGTGGCGGCATGAACAGCATTCGCCTGAAGTCTGAACGCTGCTGATGTACACCATCACCCACCGTACGTACACGGGTTCAACCGCGGCGGACGGCACTGCCGGTCCGCCGCAGTACGGGTCCGCAACGTCGATAGAGGTGTACGGCTGGTATCCAGGTTCCGGCAACAGTGGAACCTCCGCAGCATCGTCGAACCTGGCTGGCGGTGATGACTACTCGCTGAGGGTGGTCACCAACCGGGTCATCCTCGTTCCTGATGCGTCCCCCTTCTCGCCTTTGGATGAGGTTGTCTTCCCGGGCGAAACGGATCCGTTCTTCGTGTCGAAGG